ATCATAGCCTCTCATCCCTGCAGCTAAAGCCATACCTGCAGCTGCATCAAATTTAGCCGCTGAAACTTGTTGGTTAGCCCTTGCTCTAGTCAAAGCTTCAGAAGTTGCTAACCTAGATGCTTGTGCCATACCAGACTGCGCTTCAGCTGCTTGTCCTCTAGCAGTACCAAGCACACCTGTAGACATGGTGTTTCTTATACCAGTAGCAGCTTCATCCGCTTTTTGTAACTGACCACTAATCGCTTGAGAAGTATCACCCATACGTGAGACATCAGAAGCCCCACGGAAACTAGCTTGACTCGTTAAAGCTTGCATTACATCTGCATTTGCACGGCCCCTAACTGAGTCTCTAAAGTTAAAATTACGGGCCGTATCACGCATCTCACGTAACTTAGGCGCATAGTTTTCATTAAAGAATAACTTTTCTGCCCTAGCTACAGCAGCACTGGCCTTCTCTGCTTCAGAAGGTTTATAGTCTTCTTGTTTAGGTTTTCCACCCATTAAACGCTCCTTGTATAAACAGAGTGGTTCAACTTCCACCCTTCGTCTAACCAACGCTGTGCAAACGGTTTTGGTGTTCGCACTTCTAATTCTATATATCCTGCCTTACTCGCTTGTTCAGAAAAGAAACGTATGTACTTCAACACACAATCTTTCCCTCTTTCTTCTGCCCATGCTATCCAAATTAGCAAAGTTGACGTTCCTGCGTATTCATCTTTTAAACCAGTGGTTATAACAAATCCTTCTGGAGCTACCCACAAGTGGGCTTGTTCATTGACGCAAGCTGCGTATACATCTTCTGGTATAAAAGTTAATTGTTTCTGGTCTGTTAATATCTCCTGTATCCCATCCTTAACCCAAGGCCAGTGATCCCGAATATCAGATAACTGCGGCTCATCGGATCTCTCTTCCATATCTGTTTCTCCTCCTGTTTAATGGTAGGAATGGCCCACCATATCGCACTTTCCTAGCTACGCCAGTGTCAGATTGCTTTGCTCTACGCTCTGCTTCTACTAACCCAACGTTATATAACTGCCTATAAACATCTGCGCCCTGTAAATCGGTCCAATCTCTACTAGGCATACGCAGTAACCGGAACAAAGCCCCATTTACAATTGCTTCTCTGTAATCATCCATGATGTCATCGTTGCAACTGGTAGACGTATGTAACGGTTTTAATTGAACTCGTAACCTTGTGCTGTTTGCCGTTGTCTCATTAGGCACAGGTACAAGGTAAAACAACGAGCGAGACTGCTTTACAAAATACTGAGGAGTACTGTAATAAGAAGCTTCACGCCATTTTGGTTTACGTTCTTCTAATAACGTAGTAGAAATAGGCTCTAAAGCATCTCCGTTATACAATACCCACATAATTTTATGTACAGCTGTATCAGCTGGTGGCTCAAGGTCGTACTCATATATACCAGATACAGTTGTAATTGGGTCTAACTCAGCTTGATACACCCCAGACTTTTCACACAACTCAATAACTGCAGATCGAATATTAGACTCTATTAAGGAATCAGGGCAGTTTTGCACCATTGGGATAATATCAGGTAGTAAAGATTCATATGTAGCCATTAGTTAACCCCCATTCCACGCATAGTTGCAGCTTGTGCTTGATTACCCGTATCTAAATTGGGGGTCGTAGTTAAATCAATTTGAGACTTACCAGTAACAGAAGTAATAAACAAATTATAATGTGCGCTGGCACGTTGTTGACTACCAACAAACTCGCTGTCCTTCATGTACGCCATGTATAAAACGTAATTCATAATTGCATTAGCAAAAAGATCAGGCACGGTTAAGTTAGCATTTGCAGCCACTGTCGCTGGGTTAGCTGAATAAATGATTTCTAAAAAAGAAGAAGCCCCACTAGCAACCCCAGGGTAAACATAATAATTACGAGGGTTTTGATCTTCATACATATAATGCTTAATTAAAGAACCGTGCTTTGCATCGCCTTTTACAGTAGGATCATGCCAAGACGGTTGTATTGAATCTAGTGAATCTCTTGAAACTAAACGAGTAGCTCGTTTTCCTGTGCCTACCCTTGTGCCTGTATTAACCTGAAAGCCCATCCCAGCATGTGCCGTACAATAGGTGTATAACGTAGGTGCGCCAACTGCAACGGTAATTTTTGTAAAAGCTGTACCAGATCCAGGTGTGCCTGACGTTGTTACGCCTGTTGTATACTCAGAACCACCGCCATGTGAGCCGTTAGCCGTTGTAGAAAACCGCAGCGGATGCCCATTGTTACTAGAATCAGACTGATCAAAAGTATAAGTGCTACCCTCTTCAAGCGTTAATGTTTGAAAAGAACCGTCAATATAAAACTTATTGCCGCTGGCATTAACTACGGTCACGGTGTATGTCTTTTCAATCATCGCCATGTTGCGTACTACACGGAGCAAACGATTACCGTCATCCGGTATTGTCTGCTTAGTGCCTTCGCTTAGCGCAACGGTTGCATTTGTAGCAGTCGCATCAGGTTTTAATAACGCTATCTCTCGCTGAGCGTCATTAACCCAAAGCACCAATTCATTAGTAGAAGACCAGCGAATACCAGCTGTATCTTGTAACGTTTGTTGAACCCTATCTAAAACACTTTGAACTGAAACAGTCATTTATCACCTATCTAAATAGGCTTGCCATGCAGCTTCCCTTTCATCTGTTGCTATGGTGCGACCAGCAACTCGATTGACAGCGGCAGCTTTTGGAGAGTTATCCGTCTTAAAGTCTTCAGGATTACTTTCATTAACAAGCGTTTCTATTGCAGCTACTACAGCGTCTAAGTCCTCAAAGGTTTTAGACTCGTCATTAAGATTAATCTCAATGTCGGTGTCCATTGCAGCTACTTCTTCTACCCAAGTTTCAACAGGTTCTTCAGTTGATTCCACAACTGGTTCAGGTAAGCCAGAGATTTTTGCTCCCATTTGCAATGCAACGGAACCTATCTCATCAGAAACTTCACGCTCAACTCCTGCTTCAAATAAAACAACCGCCCCACTAAGTAGTGCTACTCGTAGATCAGCTTCAGAAACTACTTTCATAGTTGCTCCTTATTTAGACTTCTTCTTTGTTGGACGGCTACCTGTTTTATTCCAAGCGTTCATGTACGCACGTAAACTCATACCCGTTTTTTTCAATTGTGCCGCTGATACATTAGCAAGCACTTTACCGTTACGCCTTATAACTTTTGAAGACCCTGAACCAAAAGCTTTAGAAGTCGTTTTTGGTGGGGTAGGCGGTGACTTTGCAGCAGTCACTATTTTTTTACCTTCTCGTAACCGCTGTTGCTCTAAAGTACGTTTTGCAGCTTTAGGGCCTTCAACAGTAACTTTAGGCGTTTTATTTTGCTGTGCAGCAGCACTATCTGGATAACGTTTTGCAATATTAGCTTTACCACCGTCACTTTTAGTACGGGTTTTCTTTGGCGCAGGTGGTGTTCTTCTTCCCCTACGATCAGTTTTTTTATTCTCTGATCTTCTCTCTCGTAGGCTCTTTCGAGGCATAACCATAGGTTGCTCCTAGTAAAATGAGTCCTCCCCCGAAAGAGAGGACTCGATAGGTTTTACCCTACAATGAGGTACATAGTTAATGTACCCGTTGTAGCACCAGTAGCAGGTCCTGCTTGTACTGTCACATCAATTGTGTCATCAGCAGTAAATGTTACTGGGGCAGTTGCTGTACTACCGTGAGTAGCGTTACCTATTGCAAGGCTAGAGGCTGTACCGCCAGCTTGACCAATAGTTGAGCCATCAATGATAGAAGCAGCTGCGCCACCATAACCAACGTCTAGGACGATAGAAGGTGAGCCACCAGTGTCAAGGTCAGTCGTAGTTAAGATAGCACCATATACTGTCTCACCTTTAAACACATCAACCATCTGAACAATATCAGCGGCTGAAAGTGCAGCAGTGATTGAGTAGGAAGCTACCCGAACTCCTAAGTTACCTTGGGGAAAGTTCTGGAACGCGGAGTTACCAGATACAGAGTTAGATGTAAATGTCGCCATTTGTCATTCCCCCTTATTGAGCAGTATCAAGAGCAATCACGCCAAAGTCTTGAACAGACCCACTTTGATCACTGTTGTACTTAGGTTTACGGAGGCCAAAGATTTTGCCTATTGAGATACCAGCTTGGTTCTCGTAGTCAAAAGTATCTTCAACGATTTCAGGCAACCCAATGTCAGCCATAGCTAGGGATTGTGCGCCACAGAACAAGGCTCTCGCACCTGTTACGTTAGCGTTTGCACCCCACTTGTAGCCAGCTGCACCAGCATTAGAGTTAGTACCTGTAGTTGCGCCAGATGTATTATAAACGTGACGGAACTCATGGACCATTACGCCATCAACCATCAAGCTAGAAGTGCCTGAGAACAATTCGTTCTGAGGTCCTCTAACTGAAGCTTGTCTAACGTTAGCCAAGAAGTCTGAGTCAAGCTTGAGATCAGCCATCTGAGAAGGTGTTACAAATAAATGGAACACTTCTTGGTTTCCTGCAGCACGCATACCACGGAGATAGTTATCCTTGGCAAAGGCTTTAAGATCAACGATATGTCGATACTTCAGAACGTCAGTAGCAGCTACTGCAGTGGTGTCACCTGCTGCAAGATTGTCACCATTGACTCTTCTGTGCCTATCAGCTGTAGGAGCAGAAACATCAGAGGAGAACTCAAGGTCTGCCAAATCATGTCCTGCTGTTGGAGATGCATTTCTCAATGCGCCATTTGTTTTGTTGGTGTAAGCAACACCTGCTAACGTTAAAAACGCTAACTGGTCTATTCGATCAGACATAGCATAAGCTAGTGCATCACGAGATTGCTCACGGAAGTTAACAACACTCTTCTGGTCAGCCAATCTACCAGACATGCGGTTTGCAAATCGTAGTTGATCTAGCTCGATGGTGATGTCAAAGCTTCTTAGTGCTTCTTCATTACCTTCCAGAGTGTTATCACCAGTGATACCATCGCCTGTCATATCCGCTAGTAGCGTTATAACAGCCTTAGTACCTTTGTCATTTTTTGTTAATTCGGTTACACGCTGTACCATAGCGTTCTGACCAGCCCCTGCGAACTGATTAATGAACGACATGTTACGTGCAACTCGCCAAAAGTCGCGTGACCAAGCGGTTAGTTGATTGCTAGTCAGCGACGCAAAGTTAGTAAGAGCCATTTCGGTTCTCCATTATGCGTTACACTTTGGGCATAAGCCCACCCTAGCCGTCTTATGGTACGGCTAATCCGTTTCCTCGTATCGTGAGGTACGTCTTAGCGCAGATTTGAACAAGGCGCGACCCTTGGAACCTTTAACGTCTGTCAGACGAGGCCGTTTTTACCGTGTACGACACGCTCTGATATCGTTCAGAGGTACGAAAGTTTGTATATTAGTAACACTCAACCAATTTGGTCAAGCTATTTTCTATATCTTCTTGTTTTTTTCGCTACTTTTTTAGGCTGAGAAGAGAATTGCTTACCTTTTTTAGTGTCTGCCTTCTTTTTTCGGCTAGTTGCAGCGTATTCTTTAGAAGAAAGCCGCTTTATTGCCTTCTCAGGCAGGTATCTCTCACCTGTAGCTTTAGCCCCTTGGGTACTAGGCTTGCCAGACTTGGTTCGCCACTTCTGTTTCGTCCATTTCTTTAGACTTTTCTGTGGTTTTTTAAGTGCCATCAGCTTTTATACCCACCACCTGCGGCTTTGTACTGTTTTGCAAGCATCTGGGCTTTGCGCCCCGACCATTGCCCAGCTTTACCGCCTTTTGTACCTGCTTTAATCTTATTAAACAGGTTCTTACGCATGGTTGGCTTAGTATAGTTACCGGATTCATTGACCCGTGACTTAGCTTTTGGCTTGGCTTTTGCTTTTGGCTTGCCAGTTCTACGGTTTACCATTATTTACCCACCTTTTTCTGAGCTTTCTTATGAGCAGCAGAGAAACTTGTTCCTGCTTTCATTTCTTTACGCATCATAGCCATGTGCTTTGCGCTATGATGCACTGAATGCTTCTTCAAAGTAGCCTCTTGCCGTGCCGTTAGCTTCTTTGCAGTAGGTTTTTTCTTAGCTGGCACTAACTTCGCCTTTTAGGTATAGGTATTGAACCCAAAGCTTTAGCCCCAGGGCTGTTTTTACGGGGTTTAGCTTTAGGTTTGCTCCGTGCAGCAGCACGTTTCCCTGCTTCTGGATATTTAGTCGCTGCTTTTTTCCTAGCTTTAGCAATACCAGCTGCCATACCAGAACCGCCACTTGTAGCCCTTTGCCTTATTTTATCCATAGAAGACCCTGTTTTGGGTTTTTTCTTTTTTGTCATTCGTCCTGGGATTGCTATTCCAACGGGTTTCTTTTTCTTTGTCATTTTAATACCCCATTCGCTTTGTAGGTTTCTTTTTGGCTGGCTTTTTCTTCTTTTTCATGCCATTCATGCCCTTCATTGTCTTCTTACCACCACCTTTTTTCATACCGTACATAGTTCTTTGCTCCTAAGTTATTGATATTACTACCATTTCACTTTATGTGACCAATACCGCGCAGATAATTTAGAAGGATTAGAGTCCTGTGCGTTGTGTCGCGCATAGTACGACTTCTTTCTGGCCTTATCTTTTGCTGATTTTGGGTTTTTACCAGCCCCACTCACACCTTGTTGCCCAAAACGTATCGTCTTCACCTTGTCGCCCTGTTTAGCAACGACAACGTGAGACTTTGTTTTGTGGTTAGGTGTGCGTTTCGGCTTGTTGTAACCAGATACACCTGCCCGTGCTAGTCTGGGGTCTTTCTTTTTAGGCATTACAAGACATCTCCCCTAAGCCTTTTCAAAGTTGCATCGGGTAAAGCGTCAAACTCTTCAGGTGTCATGTTATTCACATCTAACGCTTTCTCACCCTTGGCTGCAGAGCTTTCTCCTGGTAGTTCAGGAGGTTGAGCATCAGCTGCTTTGAGTTTTTTGCTAACTTCAGAGCGTTTTTTCTGCTCTTTAGCCTGACCCAAAACAGGTACATTCGTATCAGTAGAAAAATCTAACATATTATTTTTCTGTAATACATAGGTTGTTGCTTCTTCCAGTGCTTCTACAGGATTCTGCCCTGAAGAGATAAACCCTGTCATGTATTTATTTACTTCGTCAGTTAATGCTTTGTTAAATTCAGGGGCATTAGCATCAAAAACAGGGAACGCTTCTTCAATTGCAGAAGCCGCATCACGTATGGCTGTTTCAGTAGAACTACGAGTTACTTTAGATTCAATATCTTTTGTTAACTCTGTTTCTATCTGAGTACGTTGGGCTTGCCTAATTTCTTTACGAATTGTTTTAGCTTTGTCTTTGTCACCATCAAGTACAGCGTCCATGTACTCATCTTCTTTTGCATCAAAGTCATAAGCTTCAGGCGCTTCTTCAGCCGCTTTCTCTGCTTCTTCAGTCTGTGCGATTCGTTTCTTCAGCGCCTTGTTCTGTGCAAGCACTTCATCAAGCCGTGACTTAGGAATCATCGGAGACTTCGTTTCTTTTTTCTCAGGTTCTTCTTTAAGCTCTTCTGCTACAGCCTCTTCTGTTTCATGTGAAACATCTTCTTCTGCTTCAGCTTCTGTTTCTTCTTCTGCTTCAGCTTCTGTTTCAGCTTCTGTTTCTTCTTCTGCTTCAGCTTCT